ACGGTTTAGGAGCTAAGCACGCAGTAGAATTTATTAAGAACTTGCTAATGCTTGAATCTTTAAATGATAATCCTATTATCGTTCATCAATATAATATTGGCGGAGATCAAAACGCAGGCTTTGCAATATATGACGCAATCAAAGCTAGCAAGTGTAAATTTTTGTTTATTTGTTATGGTACGGCCTCTTCTATGGGTAGTATCATACCGCAAGCAGTTATAGGTAAAGGTCTGAGGGTCACACACCCCCATACAGAGTGGCTGATACATGAAGGGTCTTGTGAGACCAGTGGAACAACAAAACAGTTTATATCGAACGCTGAGGCCCTTAAACGGTCTAAAGAATTGATGTATGACATATATGTAAACGCATGCAAAAAGGGCTCTGCGTTTAAAGGAAGAAAAGCAGTAGAAATCAAAGCTATACTTAAGAGAAGACTGAATGTAAAAGAAGACTGGATTCTCGAAGGAGAAAAAGCTGTAGAATATGGTTTTGCGGATGGTGTCTTTGGTAAAGGTAATTGTAGCTCTATAGAAAAAATGTTAGAGAGGCTTAAATAGTGGCTGATATAAGCAAGAACCTAGACAGAGTGATACAAGATGCTTGGCTTGGTATAGATGTAAAAGATGGGGATTTGTTCAATCCTATGGATTTTCTTTTCCATGATGACGACCCAGATAAAATGCTTGAGCGCATAGCTTGGCTAATGATGCGCCCAGAATACTTCTCGTTTGTTTGTAAATACATATTAAATATCGAGATATCTCCATTCCAGTCTTTATTGCTTCAAGAGATGTGGCATAAGAAGTTTCCCATGTTGATCGGTAGTCGTGGTATGGGTAAGTCGTTTATATTATCAGTGTACCCATTGCTACGAGCGCTATTTATGCCAAGAAGAAAGATCATCGTTGTCGGTGCGGCCTTTAGGCAGTCGAAAGTGCTTTTTGAGTACATGGACACCATATGGAAGAACGCGCCGATTTTGAGGGATCTGTGTGGCTCTAGAAGCGGACCAAGAAGAGATGTCGATAGATGCGTAATGCATATTGGCGACAGCACTATAACATGCCTGCCTCTTGGTGACGGAAGTAAGATTCGTGGTCAACGTGCTAATGATATCATCGCTGACGAATTTGCATCTATACCTCGTGAGATATTTGAAAATGTCGTTGCTGGTTTTGCTGCGGTATCCGCTTCTCCTATCGAAAAAGTAAAAGACAGAGCAAAAAAGAAAAAAGCGGAAGAGCTTGGAGTTGATCTAATAAAGGAAACAGACGTAGACCCGGTAACAGAAAAGTCAAACCAAATTATATTATCCGGTACGGCATACTATGATTTTAATCACTTTGCAGAATATTGGAAAAGATATAGATCCATTGTAAATAGCAAAGGCAACAAGCAGAAGTTAAAGGAGGTTTTTGGTGACGACGTGCCTGAAGATTTTGCTTGGCAAGAGTATTCAGTAATACGTATGCCAGTAACAACGCTTCCCGATGGCTTTATGGACGAGGGCCAGATAGCTAGAGCTAGAGCGACTGTACACTCTGGAATTTTTCAGATGGAATATGGAGCATGTTTTACTACTGATAGTCAAGGGTTTTTCAAAAGATCACTAATAGAAAATTGCATTGCCTCCGAATCCAATAGTATTACGATAAACGAAGAGCCTATACATTTTGAGGCCATGCTAAAAGGCGACCCAAACAAAAAATATATATTTGGAGTTGACCCTGCATCTGAGGTTGATAACTTTAGTATAGTTGTATTGGAGTTGAATGGAACTCATAGGAGAGTCGTTCACGTATGGACTACCAACAGAAGTCAACACAGAGACCAGCTAAAGGCGCATCTTGTAGATGAAGATGATTTTTATTCTTACTGCGCTAGAAAAATAAGAAACTTAATGAGGGTATTTCCATGTATTGAGATTGCGCTTGATGCTCAGGGTGGTGGTATCGCCGTTATGGAAGCTTTACACGACAAAGACAAAGTAAGAGAAGGTGAACAGAAAATATGGCCCGTTATAGACTATGACAAGCCAAAAGACACAGACGATGAGCCGGGATTGCATATTTTGAGAATGTGTCAGTTTGCAAAATACGATTGGCTTGCAGAGGCTAATCACGGACTAAGAAAAGACTTTGAAGATAAGCTAGTATTGTTCCCAGATTTTGATTCAGTCAGTCTTGGTCTATCTGCAGAAGAAGACAATATCGAAGGACGAATATACGATACCCTAGAGGATTGTGTTATGGAAATAGAAGAACTGAAGAATGAATTGTCTATGATTATCATGACACAGACAGGGACTGGTAGAGAGCGGTGGGATACTCCAGAAGTCAAGATAGCGGCGGGAAAAAAGAGTAGGCTAAGAAAAGACCGTTACTCATCTCTGATTATGGCAAACATGAGCGCTAGACAGCTTGATGTAGAAAGAACCGTAAAAACCTACGATCACTACGGTGGATTTGCTAGGAAGTCTGAGGGAGAAAAAACAGAGGATGACGGCCCAATGTATCACGGTCCATCTTGGTTTACAGAAAATATGGGCAATATTTATTAATACTGTGTATAGTATTTTACAATACCATTATCAATACTATTGCCAAAGGAACAATACAAATGTCAGAAGATCTATACTTGACTTGGGGTGATGATTCAGAAAGAAGCAAGGCTTATGAGCTATCCGCTGATAATGTTAATGCTTACGATGGTATACAGAAGTCATATGCCTACGACAATAGAACTTTTATAGACATTGAAACACAGAGGTCGGTAAGACCCGGTTTTAACCGCAGGGACTACGATGCGTTTCGTCCGGGCGAAGGTATTCCGTCACAGCAAAAGAAAATAGTCAAGATGTGCATGCAGGCTTATGAAAAAGTCGGCATCATTAGAAATGTTATTGACCTCATGGGTGACTTTGCTACACAGGGAATTACTCTAGTACACCCCAACAAAACAATCGAAAAGTTTTATCGTAAATGGTTTGAGCAGATTGATGGCTTAGACCGATCAGAAAGGTTCTTGAATTATCTTTATAGGTGTGGCAATGTTCCTATCCGCAGAAGAACAGCAAAGATAAACAAGAAAAAAGAAGCGGAGCTTAAAAGAAGCACAGCTGCTCCAGATATGAAAATACAAGATATCCCGGTAACAAAAAGAGAGATCCCTTGGCGGTATGATTTTTTGAATCCTCTTGCTGTTGGCATCAAGAATAAAGATGTCGCTATGTTTACTGGTGACATCGAATATGTACTCAAAGTCTCAAAGAACACAGTCAATTCATTAATGATGAATGGAGACGTAAATGGCAAAGGTCGTGACTTACCGAACTACTTAATAAAGAGATTTTCTCAAGGCGAAAGGGAAATTCCTCTAGATAAAGATAAGTTTATGATGTATCACTACAAGAAGGATGACTGGAACGTTTGGTCAAATCCTATGATATACGCCATTCTAGATGATATTGTGATGCTCGAAAAAATGAAGCTAGCAGACTTAGCCGCTTTAGATGGAGCTATATCAAATGTCAGACTGTGGAGAATTGGTGATCTAGACCATAAGATTATTCCTACCAAGGCTGCTATTAACAAGCTAAGAGATATTCTCGCCAGTAATGTCGGCGGAGGTACTATGGACTTAGTATGGGGTCCTGAAATTGACTTTAAAGAAAGCAGCACACAAGTATACAAGTTTTTGGGGGCAGAGAAATACCAGCCAGTTCTAACTAGTATATATGCCGGACTTGGTATTCCTCCAACACTAACCGGAGCCGCTTCTGGTGGTGGATACAGCAATAATTATGTTAGTCTCAAGACTTTAGTTGAAAGACTGGAGTACGGTAGAGAAAAACTTAAAGATTTCTGGATGAATGAAATCAAGTTAGTGCAGAAGGCTATGGGCTTTAGATTCCCAGCAGAGATACACTTTGACTCGATCATACTCTCAGATGAAGCCGCACAGAAACAACTTCTTGTTCAACTTGCCGATAGAGATATCATATCTCACGAAACATTGCTTGAAAGATTTAGAG